GATGATGTGATTTATATTCCACCTTCCATGGTATCGGTTATTTCCCAACCATCATTCATATCGTTCATGTTAGATAATCGCGGATGCGTCCTGCTAATTGAAGACGCAGAGGAGATATTATCAGTTGATAGGAATTCGGGAACCCAAAATATTTTGGGCATGACCGATGGTTTCCTCCGCGACTGCATGGGAATGCGTATCATATGCACCTTTAATTGTGATTTGAAAAAGGTTGATCCAGCCTTATTGCGTAAGGGTAGGCTCTACCTAGAATACCGTTTTGGGGAGCTTTCCATTAAAGATGGTCAGAGATTAGCTGATCATTGTAATCTTGATATTACAATTGACAAGGAAATGACATTAGCTGATATTTTCAATTATCACAAGGAAAATACATCCACGAAGTCGTTTGAGGATCGTTCAATGGGATTTGGAAATTTTTAATAATATGAGCGACTGTTGGATTAACATAAGAATTGGAATTTGGCACATTCAAGCCAAATATGGATCACTCTGGAAATGGCAAATTGGTAAAAATCCCTATTGGTATAGGAAATGGATCAAACAACCCATCGCTTTCTATGACATAGATTTGAAAGGTGGTTGGAAGAGGAGAAAAGATGGGATTTACCCAGATTCCATTCGTATTGATCTACCATGATTAAGTATAAAAAGTAATGAACGATTATTCATACTTCTTCGAAAATTCCAATCTCCTCAACATGTTCGTCGCAGCGTTTGACGATGCATTTGTGTATCGCTATGATGCTCGCACTCGCGTAGCAAAGGAGAAGATTGAGGTTCGCTATGTCAATGGACCTAAACATCGCGTTCTCCACGATCTGAGCGATAGAGCCAAGACGCTCACCCTTCCTGTAGTGACGATTGAGCAAACAAGCTTGGCTCGTGATCCTTCCAGAATTTCAAATAAAGATCAATTTCTGTATAGAAAACAGTTGGATTCTACCAATAGACTTGCGAAAATTCCAACACCAATTCCTGTCAATCTCACTCTAGATGTGAATATCATCTGTTATTTCAAAGAAGATCTGGATCAGATTATCCAGAATTTCGTGGTAAGTTGTAATCCATATATCATAGTTTCTTGGCAATTTCCTGAAAAATTCAACATGCCATTCATTGATGAGATTCGTTCGGAAATTCAATGGTCGGGAGATATTTCCTATGAAAATCCCAAAGACTTATCTCCTGATACAAAATGGAGAATTTCTGCATCCACATCATTCACGGTCAAAGGTTGGTTGTTCAAAGATTATAACCAGACTCAAGCACCGATCTATGTGGTTAATGCAGATTTCCATGCTCTTGCTGTCAGTAATAGATTTTGTGATTACAATCTCTTCGATGCTATCAGTGCAGAAGGTGTTCAAACAGAAAGCGTATCAATCAGTGCGTATCCAGAATTCACCAATTATTTCATCAATGGTATTCATCAGGGGGATTCTCTGGTGGTCACGAAACTGAATGATAGGAACTTTACGTTCTATGGGAAGCGATTTAATTATAATAATACTTGGTATCTGTCTGGTGCTTATAATATTCCTCAATTGGTATATACGGAGATTGATACCGCCAAGTTCCCCACCATTTCTGCCTATAAGTTACCAGAGAACGTGATTACCACTGTGAATGATAATATTGTTACGATATCCCTGAGTTCCAATTATTTTAGTAATTTGTCGGGTAACATGGTTTTTGTGACGGCAAATGACGCAGGGTGGGTAGCATCCTATTAAAAAAAACATTTTTCACTAAATAATATCATGACTACGAAAGATCAGATCGCAATTGCTAAATTGTATATGGAGGGAAATACTTGGGCTGGGTCTATCGCAGATGCCCATAATAAAAATATAACAAATTGGGGGTCTTTTTCAAGAGCCATACTGAAAAAATTTCCAGATTTTGAAGAAAAAAATGATAGATTCGGTAACACCGAACGAGAAATATTAGAATATTCAACTGGTAATTTATCATTGGAAATAAAATTTGAGAATGGGAAAGTAAGCGTTGAATTATATTTTGAGAATGAGCAAATGGCTAATAGATATAATCAATATAAATCATTTGATGCTGATTTTGATTCAGCATATAAGTTTGTTTTACAATTGGCGAAAAAGATAAAAATATCCAGCCATGATTTTGATCAAGATATTTATGGGGACGATTGATCTATTTAATTGAATAATTGAAGATTCCCCTTAAATAATAAGTATGGCGGGTTCCGATAGTTCTTCTACACAATCTTCAAATAAATCCTACGTTAGTAATGACGGTAAAGGTTCCACATTTGATAGGAATATGCAATCCTATTTGAAGAATCGTGGGAATTTTATTCAGCAAACTCCTGACGAAGCAAAGAATACAAAATATAAATATTTCCAAAAAATTGGGTTACGCAGACCTGAAGCGATTGCTAAGAACTCTGTAGCTCTTAATAACGACTGGAATAACACAGCGTTTTCCGCTATTTACCAAGACAAATCCTTTACGGATTTGATGTATTCCCAAGCATCAGAAGAAAAACCAGGTCGTCTTAGAGACTACCGTATGATGGCTGCTTACTCTGAAGTGGCAGATGCTTTGGATGAAATTTGCGACGAAACCATTAACGTCGATGAAAATGGAGAAATTGTAACTCTTGATTTCCGCAATACCGATTTGGATTCAGAAAAAAAAGAAGAATTACAAAAAGAATTTTCTAAATTCTGTTCCATGTTGGAAATGGAAGATAATGGATGGCATTATTTTAGACAATTTCTTGTTGAAGGAGAACTCTTTTTTGAATTGATTTTGAAAGATGATTACATCAAACAAGGAGTTGTTGCTATAAAAAATCTTCCCGCTGATCAATTCGATCCCGTTTATGACAACATTCAGACGATGTTGGTCAAAGCGTTTATTTATAAAAAGCCTATTTTCTCCAGCGTCGATAACAAAAAAGTTGAACGATACCAATACATTCCATTTGAAAAGAACCAAGTTCTTTATGTAAATAGTGGACAATATAATGAAACCAAAGATTTCATTATTCCTTTCATTGAAAATTGTCGTAGAGCTTATAGACAGCTTTCAATGATTGAGGATTCCGTGGTGATCCATAGAATGGTTCATGCCCCTCTTCGTTTCCTTTTCAATGTGGATGTTGGTAGATTGCCAGTTCCTCAAGCTGAAGCATATCTGAGAAAATTACAATCTCAATATTGGTCTACTAAGACTTTCGATTTGGATCAAAGTGATATTGTTAAAAAATATGCACCACAATCTACTCTAGATTCTTTTTGGTTTGCTAAAAGACAAGGACAGGAAGCAACAACAGTTGAAACATTTGGCGGTCAACCATCAGATGGTAATATGGATGTTTTGGATTGGTTCATCAAGAAACTCTATCGTTCTTTGAAAACTCCTACTTCTCGTTTGAAAGATGAAACGGGTTATAGCGATGGGACGGAAATGCTTCGCGAGGAACTTAAATTTGCAAAGATGATTATTCGTCAACAACAAAGATTTGCACAAGGTATCAAAAGAGCATTTATTACTCATCTCAAATTCAAAGAAATGTTCGATGAATATGATCTTTTCGAAGACAATATTCGTGTGGAATTTAATGTTCCGACGAATTTCTATGACATGAGAGAAAGTCAAAAACTTGAACTAAAAATTAACACATTTACCAGTATTACAAACAGCGAATTTGTCTCCAAAACCTTTGCCATGAAAAAATATTTGAATTGGAAAGATTCAGATATTCTAACTAATCGTCACTTCTTGAGAAACGAAGCAGAGTTCCTATACGAAATTGACCAAATTAAAGCCAACGGACCTGACTGGAAAGAACTTGCAGCTCAACAAGCTGGAGGTGCTGCTGAGGGAGAAGGTGGTGACATGGGCGACTTAGGTGGCGGTGGCGGTGGTGGCGGCGTTCCAGACTTTGGAGGAGGAGGAGCCACTATTGGTGGTGGAGAAGCTGATTTGGGCGGTGGTGAAGCACCTCCAGCAGAAGAAGCACCTCCAGCAGAAGAAGCACCTGAAGTTTAATTCAGAGGAATATTAAAATTCTTAGCATACTCTTTTGATTTCTGATCAAACGGATAAATTGTTCCGTGCCAGAGGTAATCTTTACCACCCTCAATTGGACCTAGAGGACGAACTTTTACCAACCATTCTCCCATGTATTCCCCACGGGAATTTTTAAATTTTAATTTACCTGAAAATTGTGAAGATGCATCGGTAGATTCTTCCCATCTACGCATGTAATCATCCAATTGAATTTCATCGTCTATGAAATTTTTCCAATTCAAACGAAGTAATTCTTCTGATGAAGTTGCACACAAATGGCAATATGTCTCATTAACTTGAATATTTATTGCTCTGGAAGTAGTGCGGAAAGATGGTTTAGGGTTCAGCCAAAACATCGCTTCTATTTCGGCTGTGATGATTTTCAAAGAATCTTTCATGGAACCACCACCATTGGGGGAGATTTCATACTCAACATTCTTTAATCGAGTATCTAAATTGGTAATACCTAATTTGATCTCTCGTAAAATATCTGGTATTTCATGTTTGAATTCGGAATAAATTTTATTTTTTTTATATTTTTCAATAATAAATTTTTTAATTTTTTTGAAAAAAACAAAAAAGGTGCTTACCAATCCAATAACAATTGAAATAGTTTGTGCGTTTTGCATTAAGAAAATCCATAAATCCATCATATTATTTACGTGCAGAAGCTAACACAGTTCAATGCGGAGTTATAATAAAATTTAGTTCCGTTGTTAGATAGTGGAGACCACCCAGTATCAGTTGATTTATTACACACGTAAAAATAGTATTGACTACCATTATTATCTGATGGATGAACGAAAACACTGTTTTGACCCCAAAGTATAAAATCGTTGGAAGATAGGTAATAATATTTGGAACCATTATTGTCATTAGGATTCCAACCTGAAACAGTTGGAACGCCACAAGAAAGTTGGTAATAAACGGAACCATTATTAGATTCAAATGCCATATTATTATTTAGCTTATTAAATAATAATATGAGTCTTTGTCAAATAGAACCAATTTCAGCTTTCATGTCCACTAATCTTAATTCAAAGATTGAGTGTTATCAACGTTTGGGAGAAAGAATCTTGAGATTATTGGGACATCCAATGATCAATGTTGAATTGCATTATGACCAACTTTATGAAGCGATTTCAATGGCAACAGATTTTTATACAAAATACGCTGGATATTCAAAAGAATATGTAATTTTTGATAGTAACTTGTATGAAAGTGGTAAAGGAATCAGATTGGATACTCTTTTCACTGTGGCAAATTCTGGATATACGCCATCGGAAAAATTGAATGATAGGACAATTGGACCTAATCCTGATTATGAAGTGAAAATTCCTGAAGTATTGTATGTTTCCTTGTCCACCATACCAAATTCTTATTTTGCTTCTTCCTCCTCTTTAAGTGCTGTAGTTCCATCTGATGGTATTACATCCATGCAAATTATTGATAAAACAACTTATAATTTATTCACCACATTCAGACCTTCTTTGAGTTCTTTGTTTCAACAATCTTATCAAAAACCTTTCACCATTCAATGTGAACCAAAAGGAGATGTTCGCACATACAACAATATGTTCGATTATGACATCATGGATTATCGAAAAGTTGTTGATGTTATATCGTTTGAAGAAGGTTCCACTACTGGTGTGAATACATTGTTCTCCGTGGAGCAAACCATGGCACAACAATCGTATCACGCATATTCTCTTGGGAATTATGGTTTTGATATTCTTTCTTGGCATACTGTCAAAGATTTTTTAGATACCAGAGAAAAAATGTTTGCTACAAGAAGAGATATTCATTTTGATCCTAGAACACAATATTTACGCTTGATACCACAACCGAAAAACACCACATTCTATGGTTTATTGGAATGTTATGTGGAAAAACCGCTTCGAGATTTGGTAAAAGAAAAATGGGTATTGGAATACTCCACTGCTTTATGTAAAGTCATGTGGGGAAGAATTTTAACCAAGATAAGCGGAGTTACGCTTCCTGGTGGTGGTTCTATCAATGGTGATTCCATTTTGTCAGAAGGTGTCGCAGAAAAGAAAGAATTGGAACAATTCTTAATTGAAGGTGGTTATGGAGATTTCGATCCTGTTGGTTTTTCAGTTTTCTAATAATTACAATTGACATAATAACCATTTGACTAAATATAAAAGATGAGACTGTTTAGCGAAGAGGTGAAAATTACCTCGTCTAACTCTCCTCTGAACATCCTTCAAGTTAAAGATTTTCAAGAAGTCTTTTTCGGTGTTTTTGAGGTGCAGATAAACGAAAATAAATATGTGGCAGAAAAGATTTCCGAAGAAAACGGAAATCCAATCGTATCTATTCTTGTGGAGGAAGGAAACAAGAAAGCACAATATCCTTTCTTACTTCTGAAAGGGAAACAAGAAATTTATTTCAATTCAGAAAGCGAACCAGTTGAAATCTTTGAATCAAATATTGAGAATGAAGAAAATGAAGATTTAGAAGTCAAAGATCTTATTGAAGAAAATTTTGATAATTCTGAAATTATTGAAGATAAAAAACAAGAAATTCTTGAAGAAATAAAAAGAGTAAAGAGAAATGCTGTAAAGAAATCTCTTGAAATTTTAGAACATAATAAAGCGAAAAATATTCAAGATATTAAAAATGAGAGTAGGAAAAAAGAAAAAGCTCTCAAGGGATATTTGGAATCGGCAAGAGAAAATCTTGTAGGTGAATTTACTATCATTTCTGGAAAAATTAAAAATGAATTAATTTCAGATAATGATTATAAATTTGATGAGATTCGTGAAAGTATTGATCTTAAAATTCAAGATATTGCTGACAATCTAAATGAATCTCTTGGGAAGAACTTTCAAAATTCCTCTAAGCTGATTGATAAGTCTGTTAAACAATTAGTCAAAGAATTATACGAAAGTAATATCAACCCGAAAGTTGATAAAGAATTAAAAGATATTGCAGAAGAAATTGTTGAAAAGGTATCAGAAATTGATAAAAATCTCAACAATAAGTTGAATCAAAAGGCGGATGTTTCTTTAATCGAAGGTGTTAATAAGGAATTGGATGCCATTCGTGATGCTAATATTGAACTTAATAACTCTCTAAACAAAGGTGTTCAAAAAGCTCTTTCTCGTGTAGGAAATGTTGATAAAAGAATTTTGGAGATTTCTGAGAAATTTGATAAAAAAATCTCAGAAACAGAACAAGAAATCACGCAGTATTTCGATGAAAAGTTATCCTTAGTAAAGGAAGAGACTTTAGATATTACAGATGAAGCGAGGAAATATTTTCATAATCTTATTCAAGAAAGTAGAAATGGATTGCTTTCTGAGATTCGTAAAATTAAAAATGAAAAACCAGTTGAATATATTTTAGAATCCAAAACAGGGAAACCAATCGTAAAGGATTGGGACTCTATTGAAAAGGATTGGAATAAAAAAATTCACGATAAATTTGAAAATTATAAAACCGATTTAAGAAAATATGTAGCTGTTTATGCTTCTGGCGGTGGAACAAATGCCACACAATACCAAGACGGTGGCACGATGAACGGCAATTTAACCGTTACAGGTGCTATCTCAGCATCGAACTATCTTGGTTTGGTTATACCTAATCCAGATCTGTCAAAGTATCTACCACTATCAGGAGGAACCGTTACAGGAAATCTAACTGTTGTAGGTAAAATAAGTGCAACTTCAAACATTACCACATCGGGTAATATCAGTGCATCAAATTACAACCCCGGCGCGAACGTCGCTACATTTTTACAGACTCCAACAAGTGATAACTTGAGAGCAGCATTAACAGATGACACTGGAACTGGAGCTAATGTATTTGCTGATAATGCTACAATCTCAAGCCCAACAATCAATACTGCGCTTACATTAAATGCC